GCTATAAAAGGCTTGACCAGACGAAGGCAAGCCGAGTACCGATTATTCACCCAATTAGACCCGATTACAGATACTTCGACTTCAGATACTTGATACTTAAAGCCATCTCATCGAATTGACCGTTGGGCTGTACGTCATTTAGCATATAACACCCTCTCCAATGCTGATTGGTCTGAGCATTGAGATAGCCTTCTTCATGCTCGTAGCACGATCCTGCCAAAATAGCTGTTAACTCTACTCCATCTGCCCTCTTGCCGTAGCTAATCAATCTACCCTGTTGGTGGAAGGCAAAGCAACTCTGATGGAGTTTAGTCAGCAAAGCAGCAGCCGAGCAGATAGGTCTACCCATAATCCCAGAAGTGAAGTAGTGGCTGTACGCAATACCGTCGATAGTAACCACCTCTAGGAATGGGTATATCTGCCAACCATGCCTGTAATACTGCAAGTCATTAATCCCTATCAACCCATCTAGCTTACGATCAGCGTTAATAGCGCGATTTATACGGTGTTCGTGATTCCCTAGCGTTAGATGTAGTTCAGGATGCCAAGGCTTCTCTACACCCTTCTTATGCTGTCTGTGGATCTCTGCGTGGATAGGCTTCATCAAGGTGTCCATAGCTAACCTGGCTGCTTGAATGTCTGCCCAGTACGTTCTACCCTCGAACTCCTTCTTGCCCACATCAAAACTAGATAGAGATGGCATATCTGCGAAATCCCCACCACAAACTATGACATCTGGTTGTTTATCTGCTGCGAATCGACCTATAGCAGTTAAAAATGCAAAATCAATACCACTTTTAGCTTGTACATCGGGAATAACTAAGTGCCTACGCGATTTAGTCATGCTATCTCCTATTCAGTACACCCACATGGTGCATCAAAGCCTACATAAAATGGGAAGGTATCTTGTGCCTTATGCGCCCTGATAATCGTTTCCCATGCGTAATTCCTACCCAACCCCTTAATGCTAGTCAGTTCAGCTTGCTTTTCTATGGCAATAGCGCGTTCTATCAAGTCTGGGTGCTTTTCGTATAGGTCGATAATCTCCTTTTGTTTAGAACTAGGGCAGAAAAAACAAGCAGATTTGCTCACATTTTTGATTCCATGCTTGGCAATTATTAATAGGCAATCTTCACGTTCGTAAGACCAATCAATTAGGGGATAGCGGTATTCATACTTGGTATCCTCACGCTTTGCAGCATTAGCTGCTCTGTGCGATTCTCCAGCATCATAGCCAATATACTTAATACATTTAGAGCCAGTTTCCCACCAATCTATTGCTGGTTGCCAAGAGTTCAAAAACTTGTCTTGGGGCGCAATCTTGTGCTTCTGTGAGCATGACTTGAATCCATAAGCAATGCTAGGTAGGTTTTTGCGCCTATGACATTCTTCTTCCAAAGTTTCTAGACTACCATCTTTCCTGACACGCTTAACTATGGTTATAGATGGCAGACCATGAGCCACAAGCCATTCGCTGAAAGCAGAAAGGTGTGCATACGTTTCTGGTAGCTCACCTCCAGTATCGGCAAACATAATTATGTCTATTGGCATACCACGTTCGTGCATACCCAACACCATAGCTGTGCTATCTACACCACCACCAAACGCTACTATATGCTGTTGTCTGGTCATTTATAACTCCAATGGGTCGAATCCGAACTCTAGTGCGATTGCCGTACTCCTGCGAAGGAAGTAAGCATCATGTAAAAGGTACTTGTAGGGATGCTCGCCACGACACATATGGATAATCTCATGGCAAAGCGTTTTCTGGATAGTTGCAAGATGTGAAGATTTAGCCCTCGAAATAGTGATTATGTGCTTGTCACCATCATGGCAGTATGATCCTAGACAGTCTAAATCATCAGTTATCTGAAAGACTATATCTTCAACAGGTGGTAGTTTCCAACGGTTCAACGGCCTCATTCCCACAAACATGACATACATATTTGCAAGGTCTTTTGGCTGTATGTGCATTACTTATGACACCTTCTGGGGAAGCCCATCGTATCAGCCGAGCATTTCATGGTAACTTTAATGTCGGTCAAGTGTGATGGTGTAGGGGTAAAGTTGTTCTGCAAAACGTGCTTACCCTTCGCCTGTAGCATGGCTAGTGATTTAGCCCTCTCGCGTTCGTTATGTTCGGTCATTTCATCTCCTATTATTTACATTTATGCCACGCGGTGCTATCGTCACGTTCTCGAAAGTTGTTGAGAATTAGTCGTGCGCCAGTTCTTCTGGGTTTGGTAGATGGCTTTCTAGGAAAAACCACTCTCTTTTTGTCTTTGCCACTTAAAATCCAGTTTACAGCTTCTTCCTGATTACTGGCGAATACACACAAACTTGCATTGACGAAATTCTCGCATATAAAGACCATTGCTGTCCGTGACTTGTCGAGAAACTCTGGTGGTTTGGGGTTTAACCTCTGAGCAGCTTCTTCTATAGCATCCCATTTTTGAGGTGATATGTGCATCTGTTCTAGGTGAAATACCTTAACTAATGCCCTACGCAGATGCCCATGAGTAGACGCACAAGCAACTAACGCTTCAGCCCATTCTTTGTCTGACACAGGTGCATTAATCATCGCATCAAACACAATGTCAGGCATCTCAGCCTTTAATGTGGTCATTTTACGTTCTCCAGGATAGCGTTCGCATACTCACGAACAAGTTTCATGTATGCCTCTTGAGCAGCTAGGTATTGATCTCCCAGAACTTGTACCTTCTGGCGAGCCATATCAAGCCTAGCCTTGATTTTATCGACTTCGGTCATTTGATAGTGAGCCTATCTTTGTGGGTTAAGACTGCAAAGGACACAGGTTCGCCTCTCAAGATTGCCTCCTTGGCAAGTGTTTTGGATGGGGTCGCTGTAGTCTTAATGGCTTTGAAATCCATCGGTATATCAACTCCCTCAATCCATTGCAAAGATTCATCTCTGAGATAACTAATTGTAGCAGAAAACGTACCATCTAGGGCTTTAATCTCCTTAACCCCATGTTCTTTCATGTTTTCCAGCAAGTAGGCTTTCAATCTCTCCTGTTGAGCCTCGATGACCCTCTTTTTCTCCAGTAACGAGGCTATCGCAGTTTCCAGCATTGACACTCCTGCCGACTGATTCTTGATATGGGCGCAGACAGCACGTTGCTTGTCAGCCACCACCATCTTAGCAGCTTCCCACCCCTCCATATCGACAACACCATCGTCATCGACAAAGAGTTCAAGGGAGGCTAACTGGTCAGCCTGATAAAGTGATATCTTCATCTAAAATGGCAATGCGCTATCGTCATCAAACGCATCGAATCCACCATCTGCTTTAGGAATCGATTTGGAAGCCATTTGAGGGGTCATAGGCGCACGATCTTCTTTGCTACCTATCAACGTAACATCTTGAACACGAACCTCCATAGAAGCCCCATCTGAGCCGTCTTTGGATTTGTACTTTCTGAGGGACAATTCGCCCGAAATGGCAACTCCCTGACCTTTCATCAAGTAAGGTGCTAGGGAATCAGCACGTTTACCCCATAAACTACAGTTAATCCAGTTAGTTACGGCTTTATCTCCGTAGCCAGACTTAACTCCTACTGAGAATGAGCCGACTGAATCGCCCTTTTCTGTGCTGTTAATCTTTGCATCACGCGCCAAATTGCCTGTAAATGTGTATACGTTCATACTATTCTCCTTGGGTTAATTGTAATTTGCGAGCATCTTTAGCTTCAATGATACGTGGATGGTGCTGTTTACCACACATGGCGATAGCTGCATCATAGTTAGACTTGAGCAACTCCATGCTTGCTGACGAACGTACTGCTTTAATCAGATTGACTGCATCATCTGTACCGACTGCTGCGGAGGCATCTAGCGCATCATGCTCGACTATCTCCATAGCCGTGACCCACAAGTACCTACGCTGATAGGTCTGGACTGCGCCTATGTTCTGGACTTCATGGCAACCTTTGAGGGCTGCTGACCCCATTGGGCTTGTAATGACCAGTTCTCCACCACCTTCTGTGTCGATGATCGTGAGTGTAGCTGTGTCTGCTGTGAACGAGATTGCCGAACACAAACCCAGTTCGTAGAAAATCTGCTGGATGCTAGGCAGAAAATCTCCCAGTTCAAAATACTGGTACTTTGCGAAGGAATTGACACCTGACTTCTTGAGGGGGAGTGCTGCTAGTTGTTGTCTGGCCTCCATCAACTTCCGATAGACACCCAGGTAAGCCATCTGTTGCTGTGCTTCCTGTTCCTGCTGTTGCTGACCGTTATCATCTCTCATGTGATTCTCCTCTGTGGTTAATGTTGCAGACTGACAGTATCACACTTTTGGACAAGTGTGTAAGTATTTTGTGGTAGCCTAGACCGAGCCTAAGTAGGGTAGGCAAACTTGTTGCCGAACTTGCCTAACTTTTTTGCCTAATTTGCCTAGTGTCCATATTCTGTATCGCTCCATATTCTGTAGCGTGAAAAAAGTGTTGCCTGTAGGGGGTATATACATTCAAGGTAGGGTAGCCTACCCTAACCCCATTACCCCCAGCCCCACCCCCTCAAAACGCGTTTAAATGGCATACCTATATACGACCCCAGTCAGGATAAACCAAGGCTAACCACAGGCTAACCACAGGCTAACCACAGGCTAAGAAAATACTTGTTGACAAGCTATATTCTGTGGTACAGTTCAACTGCACTTGACAGGTGTAGCAAATAAACCACGCAAGACTTGATAAACACCCTGACGGTTTTTGCTTGATTTTTCCGTTCTGTCAGCCCCTAGAAATAGTGGCAGGGTGTTTTTCAAGTCTTTTTGCATTTAGAATTTAAGGAGGCAACTAATGGCACGATCACGCAACATAAAACCATCATTATTTAAGAATGAACTATTAGGGGTGGCTGATCCTATGGTTACTATTCTATTTACTAGCCTATGGTGTTTAGCAGACAAACTAGGCAGGGTAGAGGATAGACCGTTAAGGATTAAAGCTGAAACGTTCCCATACCGTGAATCTCTGGACATTAACGGTTATCTAACCGTTCTTGCACAGTTAGGGTTCATCCATAGATACCAGAGTAATGGAATATCAGTTATTCAGATTATCAATTTTGATAAGCACCAGAACCCACATCACACAGAAAAGGATTCTTGCCTACCAGAATATACAACAGAATCAACAACTTCTGAGATAACCGTTAAACAACCGTTAAACAACGGTGCTTCCACGGTTAATGTCGGGCTGATTCCTGATTCCCTTACTCTGATTCCTGATTCCCTTATAACAACAAAACCACCAGCAAAGCAAATGCCTTCCCCTATCGGGGTATGTGTTGAATTATGGTATGACTATATGTCGTTAAGAAAGAGCAAGAAGTCACCAATGACTAAAACAGCACTAAGCGGTCTGGAGAGAGAATGTAACAAAGCTGGGCTATCTCTCGAAGCTGGTATTCGTGTATGCTGTGAAAGAGGCTGGGCTTCCCTGAAAGCTGAATGGTTGGATGACAAGAAGCTAACCGTACACCAACAACAGATGCAAGCGTTTGCTAGAGGTATTGGATTGGGTCGTACGCAGGAAGTACCACACTATGAACATGAAGCCATTCAAATCTTTGACAATCCACAACTGGAGGATAATAGCCATGAGCAATTCTGATCATAAACCACTACCGTTTAGCTGGATCGAGGAGATTTTCCAAACCATGTTCAACAACTACGGAAGCGAATTTGCCCGAAAGTGGTCATCTGGTGTACTGGATGCTCACAAGAACGATGAAGGCTTGCAAAGTATAAAGAAGGCTTGGTGTGTGAAGCTAGGAGGCTTTGTAAACGACAAGGGTGCTATCAAGAACGCGCTATTGAACCTACCAGAGCATCCACCTAGCTTGCCAGCTTTTGAAGCCCTCTGTAAGCAGTTTAGAACCACAGAAGCGTACCATGCTCTGCCCAACCACCTATCTGAAACTGCTATTGCCAATGGTAAAAAGCAACTAGCAAGTATTATGCGTATGTTGGAAACATCAAAACTACTCAAGGAGGCCAAATGATGTGGAAACAGACTAGCCCAGTAAGCATTGTAGAAACCGAAGGCGATTGGCATATTGACAGGAACACGGTATGCGGAGTAACCAAATACTGCCTATATCGTGGCAGAGATGTGGTAGGCTCTTACGTTACTGCTGCGAAGGCTAAAGCAGCTAAACTAGAAATGGAGAAGAAATGAGGAACTTTCTGGACTATTCATTAATCGCAATAGCTGTGATCCTGATGCTCGCCATGACCAACATCTTTGCTTGCCCCAACAAAGGCATCGAAAAGCTGCCAGAACACCTTGTGAAGCCCTACTGCGAGTGCTATCACAGGATTATGCTTGAGCCGAGATGGGTAATGCCTGGGCGCGAAAGAGCCGAGTTAATCTGTGGTGGACAAGCGTGGGACAAGGCTTACAGGGAATCTAGGGGTAAAAGTAAATAAACATCAATAAATATCACCAAACCTTGACAAATGTCAAGCCGTGAGTGAAAAAGTATGAGAATATAGTTTCCAGCAGCACAACGAAACATTAACCACAGAGGAGAATCAAAATGACACTAAGCCAATTTATCTCAAGCAAGTATTACTGGGATGCCACAGACTGGGAGAACTATATGGACAGTCTGTCAAATGTTGAAGCAAATGAATTGCAGAATGAAATTGATAACCAATACGCAAAATGCTATCAATTAAATCATCAATGCCCAAACGACAAACATTAATAACCACAGGGGGCGCAAGCCCCTATTAACCACAGAGGAGAATGAACATGGATGACAGACATTGCGAGGTACAGTACTGCGGACATGATTACTGGGATTTCGTCGTTTACCAAGATGGAGAACGTATTTTTCTATCCAAGGGGTTCTACAATGAAAAAGACTGTGCGACAGCATCTCAGCTATGGCTACAAGGAGAATCACATGAATAGCACAGTAGAATTTGACACAGTAGTTGCAGACAATATCAGCGTAACCGTAGAAGGCGAATACTCAGGCGAGGACAGGGACTTCGGCTGCGAAGTCACCAAGGTTTATATCACTACCGACACAGCTAAAAATGATATACTTTACCTTCTGTCAAAGCTAGGCAAGGACATACTAGATTCAGAATTGTGGGATGTATGCTACATGGACATGGAAGCCCAACAGCGCGAGGCTGACGAGGCTAGAGCAGATGCTAAACGCGATAACGAAATGTGTGGAGGCTGAGATGGAAAAATACATAGATTACCTTGTCGGGGCATTATTCGGGATTCTGCTGGCTGTACTCATCTTTTTAGGAATCTGACCATGAACGAGATATTTTTGAAGTATAAAGAACTGCTGAAACAAACTCCACCACTAACTGCCGAGGAGATAGAGAAGAAAATGATGAAGGACTGCGGATACACTTGGCAAGAGATTAAACTAGCGCAGGAATACTGTACTCCACCAGAGAAGAAGAACTACTGGGTGGATGATAAACCCAGTATGAGCAAGGAATGGCCAGACTGTGAACCAAAGCAACAATGGGATCATAGCATCAACTCAGCATCAGCACAAGATTGGGATGCAGTCAGACCAGACATGGTTAATAGCCCTCCTCATTACACCAAGGGAGGAATCGAAACTATCGACTACATCCAAGCCAAGCTATCACCAGAGGAGTACAGGGGCTATCTAAGGGGCAATCTACTCAAGTATGCTAGTCGGCTAGGTGAGAAGGACTCCGACGATGCTGGCAAGGCTTCGTGGTATGCTCAACGGCTGGAGATGCTGTAATGTGGCTCTTAATCGCAGCCTACGCTTTCGCAGTAGGATGGAACGTACACAACCAAGCAACAACACCACGAGAGCCGATAATCAAAGTGGAGGTAAAGAGGAATGACTGAACAAGATAAAGCATGGATCGACTACAGGCTTCGTCAAGAACGTGAGTATGTCGAGCAGAATGAAGTTGAGGACAAAAGAGAGAAAGTTCTGTCTAGGATATACAAACAACTGGAGGCTTTAAATGATAACAATTAAAGATTGGATGGAGGGTGTTAAGTACCGTATCAGCGATGTCTGGCACTTTCAATGGCAATGCTTCGGCTCTAACGCTGTTGGTCTAACATCAGAGTGGGGTGAGCAAGGTGGGCGCGACTACACAGTTGTC